TCGATCCTTATTTCCTGCGGAACGTTGTTCTTGTGGGCCGTAAGGGAGGCAGCTTCCTTGAGTCTGGCTATGTGTACGCTCCATACGTGCCATTGCAGGTCACGCCGACTATCTTCGGTACTGAGGATTTCGTGCCCCGTAAGGGTGTCATGACTCGGTACGCCAAGAAGATGGTGCGACCTGATATGTATGGTATCGTCATCGTAACCGAGTTGCTCGGCGGCGTGTAGTCATCACCTAGAGTGATTTAAACAAAACCCTGGTTGTTTCGGCAGCCAGGGTTTTTCTTTTTTGGGCTAAACTACTTATTATGTAGGAGATCTATACATGGCCGTACCTAAGCTTACACCAAAACAGACTACGAGCGCTATTGCACTACCGGAGACAGGCTCTTTTTCCAAGGCTGAGACTGTAGTGAACTATCCTCTAGGGTTATATGTGCGAACCACAAAACAAGATGGCGCTACTAATGAGTTACGTAATACTATGTTTATTACTGGAGCATATGAGCAGGTAAACTATACGTATAGAAAACTGGGCGGGGACGTTCTTGATGTTGAGCTGACCGAAAAGAACATTTTTGCGGCTTACGAAGAAGCGGTTTTAGAATATTCTTACATTATGAATATGCATCAGGCTAAGAATTCACTTGGACAGGCGCTGGGGAATACGACCGGGTCGTTTGACCAGAGAGGACAATTGAGTGGAACTGCGGTCCCTAATGATATTTCTTTGAGATATCCGCGTTTTGATTTTGGATACGCTAGACAGGTGGCAGATACTATTGCTACCGAGGTCAACGTGGGAGGCACGACGCCAATCTATTCGGCGTCTATATCCGCTTCGGTTGGAAAGCAAGACTATGACCTACAGACGATGTTATCGCAATCATCGGTTAATGATTCTAGCCTATCTTATTTTGACAAGATAGGTAATAAAAGAATTTTTATCAGGAAGGTCTTTTATAAGACCCCACACTCAATGTGGAGATTTTATGGTTATTATGGTGGCTTAAACGCAGTGGGTAACTTGTCCTCCTATGGTATGTATTCCGATGATAGTACGTTTGAGATTATTCCCGTGTGGCAAAACAAGATGCAGTCAATGGCTTACGAGGATGCAATCTACACTAGAAATTCTCACTACTCCTATGAGATAAAGAATAATATGTTGCGCGTATTTCCAATACCGACCAGCGGGTATCCTTCAAAGATATGGGTGCAATTTTCTGTACAAAAGGACTCGTGGGAAACTGATTCGGCGTCTGTGGACAAGGTCGACGTTACAGGAGTTAACAATTTAAACACTCTTCCATTTGGTCCGCTTCCCTTCGATAAGATTAACTCAATGGGCAAACAGTGGATCAGAAAGTTTGCCCTCGCCTTGACTAAGGAGATGCTTGGTCAAATTAGAGGAAAGTTCGGCACTATTCCCATTCCGGGTAGTTCTGTCGACCTGAACGCGTCAGAACTACTTTCTCAAGCAAAGGAAGAACAAGATAACCTAAGAACAGAACTAAAAGAGACGCTGGATGAGTTGACTTACCTGGCATTGACAAGTCAGGATGCAGATATTGCAGATGCGGCACAAAGGAACTTCCAGACAGTTCCGTACTTTATTTATGTGGGGTAATGGGTGATGTCAGGAGACACAGATAAGTGGTCACAACCTATTCAGCCACCTCCTCCTATGTTTTTGGGCAAGAAGGAGCGGGATCTTGTAAAACAGGTCAATGATGAACTAATCGAAAGGGTAATCGGACAGCAAGTTGCCTATTATCCAATCAGCATGGAATATACCGACTTCCACCCCGTGTATGGGGAAGCCATAACGAAGACTTTCCTACCCCCCATTCGTGTGTATGCCTTAATAGATTGGAGTTCATATGAAACAGATTCCCAGACATATGGGGTTGATCGAAAAGCGGGCATAAAGATTCACTTTCATAAGCGGCGCCTCAATGAAGATCAGAATGTAGAGGTGAGAGTCGGCGACTTTGTGTCGTATGGGCAGATTTTGTTTGAGATAGTTAAGCTAGAGGACCAAGACGGCTTGTTTGGGCAGGTGGACGTAAGATTTGAAGTAACAGCAACGTGCATTAAAGCACGACAGGGGCTTTTCGATGGGCTATAGAGAGAGACCAGATTTAGACTATACGGACGCGAGCGATACTTCTGTTATCCAGGAGAACTATTTTGAGCCGTCTACAGTTGAGAATATAGATACCGCCTTATTCAATGGGATAAAAGGCTTGAATATTCAAGCCGAAACTAATCGTGGGTTTAAACCGGTGCCAGTTATTTGGACGTCGGCTGAGAGGTCATATCAAGCGAAACACAACAGAGACCTGCGAGATTCAGACGACCAGGTCATCTTGCCCGTGATTAGTATTGAGAGAAGTTCTTTTGAAAAGTCGTTGTCTCGTAAGGGTGCGGTTTTTGGCAACGCTCTTCCCAACCCAGGACTAAGAGGTGAGGGTGGTGTAGTTGATATTGCTCGTCGTATAAACCAAAAGAAGACGGCTAATTTTGCTAATGCGACTTCAAAGCGTCGGTATGGCCAGTTGAACTATAAGTTCAAGAACGACAAGGTGGTGTATGAAACGTTTTCTATACCGCTCCCGATCTACATAGATGTTTCATATATTATTCGTTTGAGGAGTGAATATCAACAACAGGCCAATGATTTGGTTTCTCCATTTATTAATTTGGGCCTTGGGGTAAACTATTTTAGAGTGTGGCACCAGGGACACGTATATGAGGCGTTTGTTGATAGTTCTTTTAACGCTAACAACAATGCGGCTTCTTTAGGGGACGAAGAGAGAATTTATGAAACGACTGTCCCTATTAAAGTGTTGGGCTATCTGGTGGGAGCGGGCAAAAATGAAGCTAAACCTAATATTATTAGAAGAGAAAATTTTGTTGAGGTTGAGATGGGACGTGAAAGACCGATGGTGGGTGCCATTCCTGAGCATTTAGACGCTCCTGAAAAATATAGAAGATAGTAATTTTCATTTGGCTTTTAACTACTTATTTATAGCACCATTACTAATAGGAGTATGTTTTTATGTCAGTCAAAGCATTTAAGTTTGTCAGCCCAGGCATTTTCGTAAACGAAATAGATAATTCGGCACTTCCCAGCACACCAGCAGTAATTGGTCCTCTTGTCATCGGTAGAACCCTTCGTGGTCCCGGCATGAGGCCAATTAAAGTTAACTCTTTTGCAGAGTTTATTGAGATATTCGGCCCCCCCGTTGCAGGGGGTAAGGTCAAGGACGGCTGGAGAGAATCCGATCAGGTCAGTGCAATGTACGCTCCTTACGCAGCTCAAGCATATCTGCGAAACAGTGCTCCGATTACGGTGGTTAGACTTTTGGGCGAACAGGCCTCTGATGCAGAGACTGCAACAGGCCTCGCGGGCTGGAAAATGACTCGGGATCCTGGCGGGGACCTCGCTGACAATGGCGGTGCTTATGGTCTTTTCATTATTAATTCTAGTTCGGCCCAGACTGATCAAACAGGCTCTTTGGCAGCGGTCTTTTACCTTGACTCTGGCTCAGCAGTGCTTCTTACGGGAACAATTGCTGGTGGTACTGCCACGACCGCTTCCACCAGGTGTCTTATAGGCAGCGTTAGTGATTATCACGCTTTTGATATGGTGATCACTAGTTCTACTGGTATTAATGAAAAACTTAGATTTAACTTCAATGAGAACTCTCCAAACTATGTTAGAAGCGTGTTCAATACTGACCCAACGGCTATGAACAGTGCCGTCTCAAATGCGACAAACGCCACGGCTCAATACTTTTTAGGTGAAACTTACACTAGATTTGCACTATATGGCGATGGCGGCAATAGCGTCTTTGCTGGTCTTGGAGTCGGAAGCACCACAGCAGGAACTTCCTACGGCTGCATCTTGCCGCTGGAGGCTTCATCTTCTGCGGGGGGCTCCTACGCAGATGTCCAGTGGCACGACCACCAGATCCCAGCGCAGGCTGCACAGACTGGGTGGATCTTCTCTCAAGACAAGGGAGCGGCCACTTCGTATGACCCGTTGAACACTGTTCAGAATCTTTTCAAGATTCACTCTTTGAAGGCGGGCGCTTGGGATAACAAGAATGTTAAGATCTCCATTGAAGAGATTAAAGCACCCCTCAACACAACTGTTGATGAATTCGCAACGTTTACTGTTGCGGTCCGCAAGTTGAGTGATACGGATGCTCGGTTGCTTGTTATGGAGAAGTTCTCCAACTGCAACCTCAACCCGGCGAGTCCCAACTATGTTGCTCGCAAGATCGGCGACAAGTACTATCAATTTGATGCCATTGAGCGACGCATTAAAGAATATGGACAATATGACAACCAGTCGCGATACATCCGAGTGGAGATGGATCTTTCGGTTGATGCGGTTGGCGCGCCGACTACAGTGCCATTCGGTTACTTTGGACCCCCCCAGTTCAAGGGGTGGACTTATATTTCCGGAGCCGCCGCAGCGATGCCGTTTGGTGCCCCGGCCGGCGCCGGTTCCACTCAGGATTCTGGTACCATGGGCGGCAGGCTTACTGATAACATCTATGGACAACCGAGCGCAGAGTACATGATTTACGACAATTTCTCACTCAGGGCCGCCGGTTTATTCACGGGATCGTTTGTTTTCCCAACAATTTCTACTCGCCTATCTTCGTCTGACGAGGGGCTTCCCCTTAACGCTGAAGCTTACTTCGGCTTCCAGGCAACGAGAGCAGCAGGAAGCTTGGTGTTTAACAAGGACATTGTAGACTCACTAAATTCGTTGCCTGACTCTGGCTACTATGGCCAGACGTTTACGGTAGCGGGTAGTCTTAATAACCTTCTTGAAATTCCGGTTATCTTTTCGCTGGATAATGTTGTCAGCGCTTCAGCTAGCACGAGCACTACGCAACCAGCATGTTTCTATGCGACGGGATCGCGTCAAGGCGCAAGATCAATTACTGCCGATTCAGCCGGCTACGCTAAGGGCAACACCACCAAGAACGGATATGAGGCCGCACTTCTTTATGGAGTTGACAGCTTCACTATTCCACTTTTCGGTGGCGTAGACGGCTTCGATATCACAGAGAAGGATCCGTTCAGAAACAGCCAGTGGACCGAAGGGTCAACCAATCAGACCAACAGCTATGCATTTAATTCGGTGAAACAAGCTATTGACATTGTGCGTGATGCTGAGTTGGTTGACATGAACATTGTTGAGGCCCCCGGCATTACGTTGCCAACCCTCACAGACCACTTGATAACAACCGCAGAAGAGCGTGCTGACTCTCTTGCAATCATTGACATCGAAAACGACTACAAGTCTAAGTACGAGAGCACGCAATCCTTTGCAGACCGCGTGGGAGACGTCGATGATGCGGTGTCTTCCTTTAAAAACAGGAACATGGACTCCAGCTATGGATGTGCGTACTACCCTTGGGTGCAAATCTACGATACTATCAACAACCAGTACTTGTGGGTTCCCCCTTCGGTGGCAGCTATTGGGACGATGTCCAATTCCCAGGCCCGCTCAGAACTGTGGTTTGCCCCTGCGGGCTTCAACAGAGGCGGCCTGTCTGACGGCGCAGCAGGGGTTCCGGTCACGGGAATCACCGAGAAGCTCACCAGCAAGGAGAGGGACAGACTTTATGATGCAA